ATTCCTGAACAAGCCTTTTTACAATTTCTTTCTGCTTGTCCGTTAGCTTTGAAACACTACGCATGAGAACCTTAACATCGTCAGGGAAGTCCTCATCAGTATTGTTATTAGAATTGCGGACATCGGTGCGGCCAAGGAGGTAGTCTATACTGCAGTTGAATATTTCAGACAACTTTACAAGAGTAGCATTATCTGGCTCACGAAGGCCTTTTTCATATTTACTTATTGTTTGCTGTGATACGCCTAATTTTTCAGCTAATTCAAACTGACTCATACCTGCTTCTTTCCTTAATTTAGCTAAGTTATTGATAAAACCACCCCCAATAATTATGTTACTTCTAACAGGCGTAAAAATAAATATACATTATGGCGTAAATTTTAAAAATTATACTTGACATACTCCATATAGACGTATATAATAACCTTATCAGGTACGCCATAAAGACGTATGTGGAAAGGAGGCATAAAGTGGTAAGGGAAGAATTAATTAAGGCAAGAGGTAAAAGAACTCAAACTGAAGTAGCCGAGATACTTGGAATTACGCAAAAATATCTAAGTAAAATAGAATTAGGTCAAAGAACGCCAAGTGCAAATCTTTTAGCAAAATTTGCAGATTATTATAAAAAACCGTTAGAGGTACTTTTTCCAGATATTTTTTTACCATTAAATACGCCGAATAGACGTATTAATACAAATACTCCGGGATTAGTATTAACTAAAACCGGCACTGAGGGGAGGTGAACTACAGATGTTGAGGTATGAGAAGAAAAATGACATCCAGATTTACCCTGAATGTCAGAAGGAAAATAAGATTCACTACAATTACTGCATATACTGCGGAAAACAATTAAAGGCAAATCCTGTTATTCGTGATTATAGGATTTGGGCTTAATGTAACCGGCTTTGAAGTATTCTGTTTCGCTTCCACACTGGTCGCAGTAGCAGTAATCAGGCGGAAAAGAATACGGTTCGTCATTATTGTTCATTACGCAATCAGGATTTGTACAATAGTTGCTATTAAGCGCAACACCACAATTATGGCAGTAAATAGCATCTTCTTCGTGGTCCGGGCAACCACATTTAATGCATACCATATAAGAACCTCCTACAGACAAAATAGTATTTTGGATTTGAGGAAATTTTACCATTAATAAGCAATCAAAACAAGCTAAACAGGTAACACAGTCAAGCATTCAATTAATACATTAGTCTGGGGGTGATTTCGGTGATAGTTAAAGAATACAAAATCGGCAACTCAACAATAAAAATTGCTGATGATGCAGTTAAAAAAACCCCGGAAGAAATCAATGCTATACTTGCGAGGATCGTAAAAATCGCATGGCCGGTCATAGTTGCATTAAGAGAGAAGGGCAAAGATGTCTGACTTTGGCTTTCCAGATAGCAAGCAGAGATGAGGCTTGGCGGAAAGCAGGGACATGCAATAAATGAGGTGAAGCATCATCAGAAGTGAAAAACATATCTTTTGATTCTGATTATACGGGAAAAGGAGTGAAGAATGAATGAAAAGAACATGCGAAAACATCTACAAAAACGCCAGACAATCTGCAGGTTTAACACAGGAACAAGCAGCTGCACTTCTGAATGTATCACCCAGGACTTTATCCGAATACGAATCGGGCCGCATTATACCGGCGGATGATATCGTTTGCAAAATGGTTGTAGTGTATAAAGCTAAGCATCTGGCATATTTGCACCTGAAACAGTCAACGGAAGTAGGCCGCAGATTTCTTCCTGAACTGCATATTCTGGACCTGCCGCGCTCAGTTCTGAAACTGCAGAAAGAAGTCAAAGATGTAACGGACATACATTCAGAAATAGTAGATGTTGCATGTGACGGTGAAATTGAGGAACATGAGCGTGAGACCTGGGGGTACATTGAGAAAGAAATTCTGGAAATGGTTGGTGCCGGATTGTCAGTAATATTCGCAAAGGGGTGATTTATTTGACAAGGCTTGATAAAGCTCTGGAACTAAGACCGGAACTCACTGAGAGAGATATAAAAACCAAATTATGTCCAAGAGATATCTTTGGTGCCGGATTTCCAAGCGCTATGGGTTGCAACTATGATGGCGGGAACCCCGAAGTCTGTGAGAAATGTTGGAATGAACCATACAAAGATATAACAAAGGAGAAGAACTATGAACGTTTTTAGAGAATTAATTATTACCTTCACGATTGGTTTCCTTTTATCTTTCTGCTTTGGAATACTATTTGAAAAGGCCAGAAATCAGAGAAAAAAGAAAAAAGCCGGTTATAAAAACCAGCCAAATAAAATAACTACGAAAAAATTATATCAAATCGAAGGAGGAAGATCAATGTTGGCAGTCGGTGATATAGTTCATGCTACAGACGATTTCTATGGTTCATATATTGGAAAAGTAATTAATATTAGGACAACCCCTGTGAATACTGTTCAGGTTCAGATTCTTGCATGCATATCATATCCGAAGCAGTATGCTCAATTTTTCAGGGACAAGCCTATAGAAAGGCATCCGTATAAATACAATTCGATTCATAATTTTGCTATTGACTCTATCGGAAAATATGTCGGCAAAATACCGGAATATAACCGTTCTGTTCAGAATGCCCTTAATAATGCACTCAAAAACTGCAGACCGATTGAGTTGCCCATATTGCTTAAACATTCCAGAAAGATAGGTGATTACCTATGCGTTGGTTAAAGCGCTTACTATCAAAACATAAGCCTGCAGGTATAAAAATCTACGTTCGGAGTTCCAGGCGCAAAAGAAAATATTTGCTTAAGGGTGTTAGGATATGATTACGCTTGATTCACCTAATTTAGAAACAATTAAGGAATTTGAAAGCATAAAGCCAGGCATGAAACTCCAATGTACATATACACTGCAGGATAAAAGGCATAGCACTCACAACTCTAAAGAACTGAAATTTTCTGGCCCGGTAATCCAAAAGACAAAATATCTCATTGTTGTTAGGGATATAAGAACAAAGCTGGTACATTGCCTGTCGGTGTTTGATTGCATTTGCGGATATGGCAAATACAAAATCTTGACATAAAAAATGAGCTTCCACGCCTTGCGCTTCAGCCCAATCCCTGTATATATTTAAACATTTTCTTTTCTGTTTTGCAAGGGGTGGAAGTGATTGAATAAAACAACCCCAAGTAAATATGCGGAGATTGTGCAATTGCTACGCCGGTACAAAAGCAATAAGGCAAAAATACAGTTATACAACATTGAAATCGAAGGGTTGGAAGAAATGCTGTCAGCTGAGAAGTACCGTGTAATAGAAGATGAACGTGAATGTATTGAAGGGATTTGCCTGAAGGCAAATGCCATTACCGGTATGCCGGTTTATCATAATAGCTTATTCAGCAGTTCTACAGAAAAAGCGGCATTTACCTATCATGAGGAGCAAATTTGGGAACCGGAAGACAGTTACACTCTGAAAAACAGAATCAGAGAAATAAAAAGCCGCATGTACAGATTGGAAATGGAAGTCCGGCAGGTAGATGCAATGCTTACCGTGCTGAACAGGGAACAGCGCTTTATTATTGAGCAGTATTACATCGAAGGATGCCGCTGGCCTGAGATACAGAAGCAGTTCGAACTAAATTTTAAGCAGTTGTATACACTTAATACTTTGTATGCCTGGCGTGATAGGGCGCTGGAGAAGATGGACAGTGTCTTCCTGAAATGTGGTTAACCATAAAGGCAGCATCAAATAAAAATTTTAAAGGAAAGGAAGGTGAAAAAAACTCCATAAGCGGGCTTGATCTTCCTCCGTTCACCTAAACAGCAAAACCGGGGATAGCTGTCGTCCCCGGAAGAACTCTTGTGGTCGCAAATTGCTTGCATTTTTGGAGACCGCTAAGTGAAAGAATTTCGATATCACAAAATATTTAATTAGGAGTTGAACAAAAGATGACAACAATAATTGATTTACTGGAACACCTGAAACCTGAACAGAAGAATGAGCTTGAACAGGTAGAAGACGAAATATATGAGCTTCAAGGCAAATTGCAGACATACGAGGATACATTAAAATTAGCCGGATTGTACCAGAAAAGAAACCGTATCCTGAAAGGAAAAAGTGAGGAAACAGAAAATGATTGAGAAGAGCTGGCTTCAACAGGACTTTCTTGGGCTTGAGGAATTAGGTGTGGTATTGGCATAAATTAAGCAAATCAATAGATTTTTAAGAAAATTGTGGTATTGGGGGTGAAAAATAGATGAAACCGATTTTGGATGTAGCATGTGGCTCAAAGATGTTTTGGTTTGATAAAAACAATCCAAATGTAGAGTTTTGTGATAATCGGATAGTACCTTATCACGAATACTACCCTAAAAGATATATAGAAATAAAACCAGATACGGTATGTGATTTTACAGCGCTTCCATTCCCAGATAAATCATTTAAACTGGTTGTTTTTGACCCGCCACACTTAACATGGGCAGGACCAAAATCATGGACAAGGTTAAAGTATGGATGCTTGGATGAGAACTGGCCGGCCATGATACATGATGGATTTGCTGAATGTATGAGAGTGCTGGATGATTATGGAGTACTAATATTCAAATGGTCAGAAGTACAGATACCGCTAAAAAAGGTTCTTGACGCTATAGGAGAAGAGCATAAACCGCTTTTTGGACATCGCAGTGGGAAAAACATGAACACTCATTGGATGGCTTTTATGAAATTTCCACAAGACGGCAGATAAGAAACGCAGTGAAGATTGTACCTTGACAATTGAATAAAAGGACAGCCCAGTTAAGGGCTATCCTTAGAAGCACGACCGACACGACCAATGCTCTGAAATATACCACAACTAAATCCACATGCAAAGTAATGAAAGGAGTGGTTGGATGAATGAAAAAACCACAGGTAAATCCACATACCCTAAAAACATCTGGCTTGGTGTCACCGCAGAAAATCAGCAGCGTGCTGACGAGCGCATACCCATCCTTTTGCAGATACCGGCGGCGGTAAGATTTGTTTCAGTGGAGCCAATGCTTGGGCCAGTGGATATTTATAGATGGTTGCGATGCCATATCTGTTCAAACAATGGCAGTTATTACAATCCCAATGATGAAGTTGAAGAATGCCCTATTTGCAGTAGCGAAGATCCATCTTTACTTGACTGGGTCATCTGCGGAGGAGAAACTGGCCCGGGAGCAAGACCCGTGCATCCGGACTGGGTGCGGTCACTCAGGGACCAATGCCAGGATGCCGGGGTGCCTTTCTTCTTTAAATCTTGGGGTGAATGGGGCCGGCGTGGAGAAACGGGGATAACCCTGAATGATGGACCGTTTGGCTGCTGGGATAATGATGAGTTTAGACCTGGGGCTATATCCTCACATGGTGAGCATATGGTCAGGGTCGGGAAAAAGAAAGCCGGTCGGATTCTGGACGGCAGGACATGGTATGAGATGCCGGAAATCAAATTGTGAAGGAGAGAAATTAAATGAGATTACATAACAGACAAGTAAAAGCTGCTTTTTGGACAGACACGGATTTATTACGGCTGCTTGATATCCCAGGAAGAATGTTTTACCAGGGATTATGGCAACTGGCGGATGATTCAGGCTGCCTTGAATACGACGTATTGGCTTTTAAAATTCATTTGTTCCCGGCAGATCCTGTTGATACGGAAGCTATACAGCATTGGATTGATAAGCTGATAGAATCCAAAAAATTAATCCCGTATGAAGCCGAAAACAAAAAATGTTTATACCTGAAAAATTTCCACAAACATCAAACGCTAAAAAATTGCCCTCCGCCGGCAGTACCTCTTCCGCCTTGGATATCCTTTGAACCATATCCATCAAACAATAAACAGGGTAAGTACGTGATAAGAGAAGATATTCTTAATGAATTCTTACAATGTTCTTATAATAAGAAAAATATAAACGAAACCGGCTTAAGACTTTCTTACAACCAGAACCAGAACCTTAACCAGAATAATAATATATATTCTACGTCCGAGCAAAGCCCGGACGCGTCGCAAAATGTTCCGGAATCAAAAACGGAGAAGCGTGAAGCATCTGAAAAACCAAAGAATAGGTCAAGACAAATACCCGTGTTCGATGAGGACACTGAGCAATATAAACTTGCTTTGTTCATGAGGCAATGCATCCTTGAGAATCTTCCGAATGCGAAAGTACCTGAAGCTACGCCGGACAAGCTAAAACGATGGTCTTATGATATAGACCTGATGATGCGGATCGACTGCCGAAGTCCTGACGAAATACGGGAATTAATTGACTGGTCGCATCGAGATCAGTTCTGGAAGGCGAATATATTGTCTCCTGGAAAGCTACGAGAGAAGTGGGATACCCTTGTTGCTCATAAAAAACGAGCTGAAGAAAAAACAAGAGATTCTCCTAACAATCAAAAACATCTGATACCGCAGGCTAATTTCAGACAACGGCAGTATTCGGATGAATTCTATAAAAAGCTTATTGGTGGCTTTTGAAAGGAGTTTTGGTTATGTCTGTTGACGTAATTGATATTAATTTAAAAACGAACGAAGAAGCTGCATTCATCGAGGAAACATGTCAGCAGATGATACTGCAGTTTAAAGCGAAAAATGTTGCCTATGGCGACAGCTTTGGAAGGCAATTTGAGAAGTATGGTCCAGTTTCAGCACTGGTACGTATGAGTGACAAATTCTCTAGAATTGAGGCCTTAATACTTGGAGCAGAAAATAACGTACCTGATGAAAAACTTGAAGACACACTTATAGACATGGCTTGTTATTGCCTGATGACATTGTATGAACTCAAAAGGTATGGAAATCGTAAAATTTTAGATTAATCCAGCGGGAAATCAACACTCTGAAAACAATAACGTGCTTATGCGAATTTAGGAAGGGTGATTAACTATGGATGATAATGAACTGTATTTTAAAATTGAACGTTTATACTTTGATGAAAGTGACTGTACGGGGATATTTTACAGAGGACATGTTGATATGGAACAGTGGAAGAGAGTTGCTACGGATTATATGAAAACTGAATATGAAATTGAATCGGATTTATTAGAGTTTAGAAAAGGTTGGTACAAAGTTTTGCCAAACCGAACTATGGTTCTCTTAGACAGACCTGTTAGAGGTTCATTTCCTGCTATGGAATGCGTATATTACTAAATCTCAAAATAAAACGAAAGTGAGGTAATAGCATGAAATATCCGTTAAATGAGTATTTGGAAAATGATTTTTATTTTGGCGAGGAAGATATACAAAATCATAAGCAGAAAGTAGTTAAAGTAAGAAAGCCGCATACATGCTGTAATTGTCAAAAAGAAATACATAAAGGCGAAAATGCCCTTTACGAATCTGGCTTCATGGATGGACAACCTGTTTCTTGCTATACATGCATTCCCTGTTGTGATGCAATGCTTGATGAAATCCTTGAAGAAGATGAAGAAGTAGAGTAGTGTAACTCACTAATGCAAAGGAGGAATTCGCTTTGGAATACATTCGTTCTCATGAAACAGAAAAAATGTTTGAAGTTGGTAAAGTTTATGAAATTCGGATAGGTGATGTAGTAAGTTTTAATTGTGTGGTATTGGATTTTGACGAGAATAATGGATTATTGAAAATTTCACAAAACGGAAAAATACGAATTATAAATGTAAGATCTTCTGAATTTATAGAAGCAAGACCTCAAGAATAACATAACTTGGAGTTTTTGAGTCTATATTTTTACATATAGCTTGACTATTTTTTGACCTTTTTTTAACTAAAATTTGACTGATATTTAACTGTTTCTTGGTTGTTTTTTGGTTTTCCTTTATGCTAAGATTAAGTTGACAAAAGAATAAAATTGATTCTGAAGCCGTCTCAGGGATTTCCCGAAGACGGTTTTTTTATTCCAGGTGGTGAGGTAATGAATTATGTAGAACCAATCCGGGACCCAGAACTGGTAAAGGATATTTGCAATTACCTGAAAAAGACGAACCTAAGAAATTTTATAATGTTCTACATCGGGATATACTCCGGCTTAAGAATTTCAGACATCCTTAAGTTAAGGGTGGCTGATGTAAAGAATAAAAGCAGCATCAATATCCGTGAGAAGAAAACCGGCAAACAAAAGATATATCTGATAAATCCTGCCTTAAAAAAAGAACTGAAGGCATATTGTGAAGGTAAACCTGAAAGCGAATACCTGATAAAAAGCAGAGAAGGTGACAATAAACCAATTTCAAGAGAACGAGCGTACCAGATTATAAAGAAAGTCGGAGAACAGTTCGGTATACCTGACCTTGGTACTCATACCTTACGCAAGACATTTGGATATCATCACTATAAACAATATAAAGACGTGGTGATGCTGCAGAAAATTTTCAACCACGCAAGCCCGGCAATCACTCTAAAGTACATTGGATATGAACAGGAAAAAATAGACAATAGCATAAAGAATTTCAAAATTTTTTAGTAGTTACACATAACGTGATAATGTTAAACTCAACTTGATAAAAACCGTGTAATGGCTTTATATCAATACTTTAATAATAATCAATGAGTTTAACAGAATGTAAGATATGAGTAACTGATTTATAACAAAACAGAGAGCCAAAAGGCTCTTTTTTTATTGGGGCTGATTGTGTGACATTAAAAAAGTTGTGCAAATGTGGAAAAGTAATAGAATTTAATCAAAAGTGTTGTGAGGTATGCAGCAAGAAGCAAAAAGAGTATAGAAAACAATATAATAAATTAGAGGACATGGGATTTACACCGATATTTGTTAGAACAGATAAGAAAGATGAAAACGGACTTTATTTCATTAGAATACGTTCAAATTGATGAACATTCCATAGAATTTGATAAAGAAAAATACAAAAAGGAAAAGGAGAATAAAGATGGATGGCATAACAGAGATATTTTATTACATTAGCTTAATTGCCGAGAAAAACAATGTACGGAATATCGGAGAGCTTGATGGGCTTTGGAAGTGCAAAGTTGACGAGGATTGGGAGTTCAGGGTAAACGGACACGATGAAGAAATAGATGGTATACCTCCTTATCATGCTTTAATTGTCTGCCGAGGACTACCAGCAGGATTAGTTAATCCATTTGGTGGAATTATTGCAGCTGGACAAGTGGTAAATGAAGATGCTTTTATAGAAGCTATGAAGAAAACAATGGAAGAGTAGTATAAAGAGGCTGACCGGAAAACCGGAGGCACTTCACGGCGAAAGCTGTTGAGGTGCCTCTTTGTTTTAGGAGGGATTTATGAAGTATAAAAGGATCCAGCGTAATGATTCAAAGGCTTTTATCACAATTGGTGAATACATATTGCTAACTAATCCTGAAGTTTATGCAAAGCTAATAAGGCTTTCCCTTTGCATTATGGCTGTAGAAGGCTTTAAGCAAGCTATTAGTAATTTTAAAAAACTTAATAATGAAATATTTGAAAATCTTGCACGCATTATGGCCGAGAGACCGAAACCGGGAAGAGGCGGCTTACTTCCCGGGGAAAGTGAGGATGCTCTTTATGAATAAAAAAGAGCTGTCACAATTGAGGTATTTGAATAAAGAAATTGAACTCCTGAAACAACAGATTGAACAAGCTGAGCATATCGTTGAAAAGAAATATGCTGCAGATTATGTTTCAGGTTCAAATCCGGTATGGCCGTATCAGAAAAGGGTATTTCACATTGAAGGTATAGCCATTCCGGAATATGAAAAGCGAGTTAAACACCTCAGGATAAAATTACAAAAACGCCTGAAAATACTTGTTAAAAAGCAAGAGCAGCTGGTTGAATATATAAATAACATTGATGATAGTTTAATACGTCAAATAATGATTTTACGGTACATAAACGGTCTATCCTGGAAGCAGATTGCAAATCATATCGGCGGGGGGAATACTCCTGATAGTGTGAGAATGCTTCATAACAGATTTTTGAGGGATAATTAAATTTGTTCGGTTTGTTCGATTTTTTTATGTTATTATTATAGTGGATATTCAGAAAACCGCATGAATATTATATTCTGCGGTTTTTATTTTTTATTTAAAAATAAATATTTCTCAGCGATTAATATGCAAGATTATTAAGTAATTCTTGCAAAATTTTTATTACCAGAATAATGATAGTGTAAGTTATATTATGTATACCTCTCGGAAGTATTGAAAATAGCGGGTCCTTCCGGACGGGTGGGGCGATGCGGGTCTGGCGAGGCCCGGGATTCGACCGAGTTTGAAAGAAAAAAATCATGCAACTTTGCAACTTTGGTGAGGGGAAAATGGATAATAAAGTTAAAATCATTAATGATAGAATTTGCCTTAGCACAGCTGCAATGTGCGAGGTATTTAACATAGATAAATCTACATTGAAACGTTGGAGTGATGATGGCTGCCCTAAAGTTGCGCGTGGCTGGTGGCCACTAAAAGAAGTTTTGGAATGGAGAGGCTTAGTTTCGGCAGCAGGCATAAAAACTGAAAAAGATATTGAGAAACTTTCACTCAAAGAACAGAAACTATATTTTGAGGCTAAATATAAACAAGCACAATCAGAAGCTGCAGAATTTAAAAATGCAATCCAAAGAGGAGAATATATTCCGAAAGATGAGATAATCGCTGAACTACAGCGATTTTTTATTGTCCTTAAACGGTCCATGCTGGGATACAGTCGGCGAATAGCCACTGAGATTTCTCCATTTGTTGATGCTATTGAAGCCAGGAGGATTGAAAAAATGATAACGGAGCTGACAAACGATGCTCTCGAACAACTCAGCATTGATGGGATATACAAAGCACCAAAAGGCAAGAAAGCAACAGGTTGATTGGCCGACCTGGTTGCATGTGGCATTGAAAATATTGAAGCCCCCGGAAAACCTTACGGTGTCTCAATGGGCAGATAAGTATAGGATACTTGATGCAAAAACATCAGCAGAACCCGGGCCATGGAGAACAGCAAGAACGCCATATTTGCAGGGCATTATGGATGCATTCAATGACCCTGAAATTGAGGAAATTATTTTCGTGAAACCGACACAGGTTGGAGGTACCGAAAGCCTACAAAACATTGTAGGCTATATTATTGCTCAGGATCCAAGCCCGACATTGATAGTTTATCCTACGCTTGAATTAGCTGAGTATACATCCAAAAACAGAATTCAACCAATGATAAACTTATGCCCTATCCTTCTAGAAAAATATCAGGATAAGGAAAGCAAAATTTTGGAACTTCAGTTTGAAGGGATGTATATAGTGCTTTCCGGGGCGAATTCTCCTGCTTCGCTTGCATCCCGGCCTATTAGGTATCTGTTAATGGATGAAGTTGACAAGTATCCGGCGAGTTCAGGCAAGGAAGCGGATCCGAGAAGTCTGGCCCGTGAACGTACAAAAACATTCGCTCA